AAACCCTTCGGAGAAGCGTTCTTGGAAACTTTGGCGCGAGTCGAAGTTCTCGATGACGACCCTTTGGAGTAACGCGAGAGTCCTTCACCTATCTCGTAGCGAGACTATCGCTAGAGACTGGACTCTCGCCACAGACTTTAATTGAACTAGATCACACGATGTTCAGGACTTTACTTCAAGCCCTGAAAGACAGAGCAAAGGAGCAAGCTGATGCCAACAGAGGTAAAAGGCGCAACTAAACTCCGCAAAGCCCTGAGAGAATATGAACCTGATCTAGCCAAAGCAACAACTAAAGAACTAGGTAACTTGCTAAAGCCTATTGCGGCTAAGGCTCGCGGCTTCATGCCAGCAGAGTCACCGCTAAGTGGCTGGGCAGAACGCGCAGACGGTAAAGGCAAGTTCCCTACATATAACCCTTCGATCGCCAAAAAGGGTATTACCTATAAGACATCTCCAAGCCGCCCTAATAATCGCGGCTGGCGTTCTCTCGTATCTTTGCTCAACAAGTCTGCCGCTGGTGCTATCTATGAGACAGCAGGGCGTAAGAACCCTGGCGGAAACTTCTCACCACGATTAGGTGGCGATGTTAAAGGCCAAGGTAAGTTACAAGGTCGCGGTATCTTTCGCGCTTGGAACGAGGATCAGGGCAAGACTCAAGGCGCAGTTATTAAGGCACTAGAAGGCGCAGCCGCTAAGTTCAACGCCAAGACAGGTAGATATAACTAATGGCAACTAATGTAAAAGTAGATATTGCCGCGGAGTTCGTAGGCCGTAAAGCCTTTAACGATGCAGTTAAATCCACTATCGGGCTTAACTCGCAAGTTAAGACACTTGCTAAATCTTATGTAGGTTTATTCACTGTTCAGCGTTTAGGTCGCGCTGGGTTCAACGCTGCTAAAGCCTTTGCTCAAGATGATAAAGCCGCCAGAGTATTAACTCAGTCTTTGGATAACTTAGGCTTAGCCTTTGCAGATCCTTCCGTTAAGAACTTTATTGCTGATCTAGAAAAGCAGTTCGGTATCCTTGATGACCAACTGCGCCCAGCCTTTCAGCGTTTATTAACTACTACTGGAGATGTTGCTAAGAGCCAACAGTTACTCCGCACAGCACTCGATCTAAGCGCGGCAAGCGGCGCAGATGTTGTATCAGTAGCCGGTGACTTATCAAAGGCTTATGTAGGCCAGACTAGATCCCTTGCTAAGTACGGCATCGGTTTAACTCAGGCTGAACTGAAGGCTATGTCCTTTGAGGAAGTCCAGACACGAATTGACGGTTTATTTGGTGGACAGGCAACGGTTGCAGTCGATACCTATGCTGGTGCGCTTCAGCGTTTATCTGTATCGGCTAATAACGCTCAGGAAATTATTGGCGGTGGCTTGCTCGATGCACTCGCAGCCCTTGGCGGCGGTGGAGAAGGTGGATTAACTAACACTCTCAACCTTATTGAAAAGACTTCTACAGCACTTGCTACCTTTGTACGCCGCTTCGGTGTAGGCGTTGGTCAGTTAGCAGCCCTAGCGCGTGGAGACTTACAAGCCTTCCGCGCAATAGGCGAAGCCGAGATGAACCGAGGAGTTGACCGTTCAGGCATCACTCCAGCAATTCGCGCAGAACTAACTAAGGCGGCAGCCGACAAGGCAGCGAAAAAGAACCGCGATGCACTGCTCAAGACAACTAAAGAGCAAACAAAGGCGATCAAGGAACAGACAGCCTTGCAGAAGGCTGGAACTTTATTCGATATCCAGCAGACTCAGATCATCGCTGCACTCAAAGGCGATATCTCAGCTGAGGAACGCAAGCGCTTAGAACTTCAACTGGCTATCTTGACCGGCAACACTTCAGAGGCTTCTAAACTTGCTGGAGAACTAGCCAAGTCTCAAGGGCTTTCACAGCAACTAGCTGCTTATCTAGCAAGCCTTCCAGATGCTAAGAATCCCTTTACCGCATGGAAGTCTTATCTTGACATGATCGAGGCACAGGTTCGCCGCATCTCTAATCCAACTGTTGCACCTGTTGTATCTATGGCTTCAGGTTATGGCGTAACTGGTCAGCAATACTCATTGCCGCAAGGATCAACTCAGACAAGCGCAGCAGGCGTAGAGTTCACAGTTAATGTCAATGCTGGCTCAATAATTGCTCAAGAGAGTCTGCAAGATGTTCTCCGCGATACTTTGCTTGATGCTTCACTATCTGCCAAGTTCTCTTCTATCTTCCGTCAAGGTGGGTCATTCGGGCCATGACCTTACCTGCTCAGATATCCGTATCCTTTGACTTTACTAGCGGCGCTACCTTTGGCTATCCGTTTACTATTGGCGATGAGAAGTACGGCGTTTTAGGCACAGGCACACTTGCTTCAACTACTACTCCAGAGCCTACGGTCGATCTGACGCCTAATGTAAGACAGATCAGTATCAAGCGCGGTCGCAATATCATGCGCGACACTTACGAGTCTGGGTCTGCAACTATCAGAGTCTTAGATCCTAACTCTGACTTCAACCCACAAAATACTGCTAGCCCTTACTTTGGCTTCCTAACTCCGCTCCGCAAACTGCGTGTCTCAGCAACAGTAGGCGGCGTTGGTTACTTCCTATTTTCAGGTTATACAACAGACTACAAGTACACCTATCCTCAAGGCCAAGAAACAGGCTATGTGGACATCATCTGCTCAGATGCTTTCAGACTTATGCAGCAGGCTGGGATTACAACTGTGGCAGATGCTACGGCTGGGCAAGACACCGGCACTCGTATTGGCAAGATCCTAGATCAAGTACAATGGCCGTCATCTATGCGCACCATAGACACAGGCAACACAACCTGTATTGCAGATCCAGCGACATCACGAACAGCCCTTGATGCCCTTAAGAACGCAGAGTTCTCCGAGCAGGGTGCGTTCTACATAGATGTTGAGGGAACAGCCGTTTATCTAAACCGTACTAATGTAATCAAGAAGTACGGTGAGACTCCGATCGAGTTCAACCAGACAACTGGCATTCCTTACACTAACCTTACCTTTGCCTTCGATGACAAGTTAATTATCAACTCAGCCGGCATGACTCGCTACGGCGGCACACAGCAGGTCTCAGAGGACTCAGCCTCTATTGCTAAATACTTCCCTCACCAGATCAACGAGAACAACCTAGTTCTCCAGACTGATGCAGATGCGCTCAATGTGGCAAAGATATATGTAGCAACTCGCAAAGAGACCACGATCCGCATAGATGCCATGACGGTCGATCTACTTGATCCAGATGTTCCAACTGCCACGATGCTTGGTCTGGATTACTTCTCAAACTTAAAGATTACAAATGTTCAGCCAGACGGCTCAACAATAGTAAAGACTTTGCAAGCGCAAGGACTCTCATGGAACATCACGCCAAATGCCATGAGCGTAACTGTGACAACTCTCGAACCGATCGTTGAAGGATTCATCATCGGATCGGACATATCAGGTATAATCGGCACTAACATAATGGCGTATTAGGAGAATATAAATGGCAACAGGCTTTCCAGCAGCAACAGGCGATGTCCTAAGCGCGGCTATGTTTAACGGACTCGTAGGCTTCACACTCAACGATCAGACCGGCACAACCTACACACCTGTCCTTACTGACCAGTATCAGGTGCTAGTCACCCGATCTAATGCAGGCGCTTCAACCATGACTATCCCTACGAACGCCAGCGTAGCGTTCCCAGTCGGAACAGTAATTACAGTTCTAAACAAAGGCGCAGGAGCAGTAACGATCTCTGGCTCAGGTGGCGTAACCGTTCTATCTGCTGGAGCAACAGCAGCAAGCCCCGTCCTAAACCAATACAAGTCATGCGCCCTAATCCAAACCTCTGCAAATAACTGGTATGTCGTGGGGGCTATTGCCTAATGCTTAACAACCTTACGGCGCTGTTAGATAGTGGCGCTCCTGCCGCTGTCGGCGATTTTGAGTCTATTCAGACTTACACCGTTGGCGCTGGGGGTCAGGCTACTATCGACTTTACATCTATTAGCGGTACATATAAGCATCTCCAAATCCGCTACATAGTTAAAGTTTCTGACGGCTTTGGACTGGGGTTGCAATTTAACAGCGACACAGGATCTAACTACACACGACACAGATTACAAGGCAACGGTTCAGCCGCATCAGCAACAGGCGGCGGTGGTCAAACAATTATGAACTTTAATTCTGGCAACGGATATCCTGATTTCGGCGCTGGCATCATAGACATCTTGGATTACACCAGCACGAATAAGGCAAAGACCGTCAGAGTTCTAGACGGTATTGACCAAAACGGTTCAGGTGCAATTCTTTTAGAGTCTGGTCTCTGGTATGCAACTCCAGCGGCTATCACTAGCATTCAGTTAAAACAGTTAGGGTCTGGCGTGTTTTCTCAGTACTCATCATTCGCGCTTTATGGGGTCAAATAATGGCTAAAACTTATGAACCGATAGCGACTTACACAATTCCAAGCGCCACCGCTAACTACACTTTTAGCAGCATTAGCGGTACTTACACCGATTTAGTTATTGTAGTAACAGGTAATTCAACGGCTGCGGCAGACTTATGGATGCAAGTCAATGGCGATACTGGATCAAATTACTCAACCACTCAACTTTCAGGCACAGGTTCGAGCGCGCTATCTCAACGCTCAAGCAACCGCGCTAATTTCAATGTGAACTTCAATGCTTACATGAGTACAACAGTTGCAGCCAATTACATAATTCAGTTGCAAAACTACAGCAACACGACAACCTACAAAACCATGCTGGCTCGTTGTAATAACGCTAATCAAGCGGTAGATGCAACTGTTGGGCTATGGCGCAATACTGCGGCAATAACTAGCGTGACTTTAATTGCTAATGGTTCAACCTTTGCAACAGGCTCAACCTTTACCCTATACGGAATTAAGGCGGCATAATGGCAACTTATATCCAAATTGGCAGCACCGTAACCGTTGGCGCTGGTGGGGCTTCATTTATTGACTTTGCTTCGATACCTAGCACTTACACAGACTTGCTACTTAAACTGTCTTTAAGATCGAGTAACGCCGATGGTTTCACAGGAAGCGCAACGATGAGACTAAATGCTAACTCAGGCGCTAACTATTCCTTTCGCACACTTTTCGCCGCAACTGCTACACCTGCTTCTGGCAACGGTTCGGCAGGAACTTCGGTAACTGTTGGCGGTACTGTGGGTTCAAGTCTTACAGCCAACACATTTAACAACGCCGAGATTTATCTGCCAAATTATGCAGGATCGACCAATAAATCTTTTTCAGTAGATACCGTATCTGAGAACAATGCTTCTACAGACTTTACCTATCAACTAATGATGATCGCTGGTCTTTGGTCTCAAACTACCGCTATCAACCAAATCACTATTTACTCAGGAACAGTAGGAAGCACAAACTTCTTACAGTATTCAACCGCTTCACTCTACGGCATATCTAAATCATAGGAGACAAACATGGCAGACACAAAGATCATCGTAAACTGCGAGACAGGCGAAGTCTCTGAAGTAGAACTTACAGCCGAGGAAATTAAGCAGCGCGAAGCAGATGCGATCGCTTACGCAAAGGCTAAGGCAGATGAGGAGCAAGCAGCAGCAGAGAAGGCTGAGGCTAAGGCTGCTATCGCAGATCGCTTAGGGCTTACTCCAGATGAATTGGCTTTACTACTGGGATGAAACCCAAGTTATGCAAGGCTGGACAACAACTCCGTGAACAGTTCGATGACTGCTTCAGCGATCGTGACCGTACCTCGGACGGCTGGCTCGGCGATAGTCGGCACGCAGCTCGTAAGTCTGACCATAATCCAGATGCGCAAGGCTGGGTTCGTGCCATCGACATTGACCGCGATCTATCGGGAAAGCCCAAGCCAGACATCATGCCTGATGTGGCAGATCAACTTCGTCTCTTGGCAAAGTCTGATAAGCGCCTGGCATATCTCATCTTCGACGGCAAAATTGCAAGCGCCAAAAGCGCTTGGCGCTGGAGAACTTATACTGGGATTAACAAGCATCGCCATCATCTCCATGTCTCGTTCACTACAAAAGGTGATGAAGATGGTTCGTTCTTTAATATCCCGCTACTAGGAGGATCGCTATGAATATGAAAAACCCTTATGTCCTAACTGCTGGTGCATTCCTTTCAGCATGGGCAGCATCTAACTTTGCAGCAGATTATCGCTCAATTCTTTGGGCTGTACTTGCTGGAGTATTCGGATATGCGACACCAAAACGATGACACAGACGGATCTCCTAAATCTTTATATTGCTACTCTTGCAATAGTGGGTGGATTAGCTGGCTATGTGATCACTCACTTGCTGTCGGAGATTAAGCGCCTTAATGCGCGTGTCGATGAGATCTACAACATACTTCTAGAGCGATAATATTTACATGGCACGCAAGAAGGCTATCGACTTAGAGGCTTACTCTATGCTTGAAAGTTATTGCATAGGGCTAAACGAGTATTGGAAGAGCCTACGCAAAGCGGGCTTTAACGAAGAAATCGCTTTGGCTATTCTGCTTGAGCCTTTGACTTATCCGGCAACGATCCTGCCTACTCCTAACTGGCTGCCAGATCTACCCAACCGCATCCCCTATGACGATGACGATGAGGATTAACCATGGCAGTATTTCGGCAAGTGATCGTGCCCGACCTTCAAGTGCCTTATCATGATGAAATTGCTGTACGCAATGTTGCAAGTTTTATTAAGAAATACCGCCCAGATAGCGTGGTTACTCTGGGAGACGAAATCGATCTCCCACAGATCAGCCGGTGGACAGAAAACACACCAGGCTGGTACGAGCAGACACTAGCTGAGGATCGAGACCAAGCGGTTGAGGTTCTCTGGTCGCTAGTCGAGCATTCTAAAGAAGCACACATGATCCGTTCTAACCATACGGACAGGCTTTACAACGTCATCATGAAGAAGATCCCAGCGTTCTTGGCTCTGCCTGAGTTACGCTTTGAGCGCTTCATGCGTTTAGACGAACTAGGCATCACCTATCATAAGAAGCCTTACGCCTTCGCTAAGGGCTGGGTAGCAGTTCATGGGGATGAGCAAGGGATCAACCCTAATGCGGGTCTTACAGCCCTTCAGGCGGCTCGTAGACACGGTTTAAGCGTAGTCTGTGGACATACTCACAGAGCGGGCTCATCGGCCTTTACAGAGGCATCTGGGGGCAAAATAGGGCGTATCCTGCGTGGCGTTGAGGGCGGGCATCTAATGGACGTTCGCAAAGCGGGCTATACAAAGGGCACAATGAACTGGCAACAGGCTTTTATCATCGTCGAAGATACTCAGGTAACTCTGGTCAACCTAGAAAAGGATGCGACCTTCGTAGTACATGGCCGCCGGTATAACGACATAAGGCGCACGATCGATGATGCGATGGACGATGGAGAATTGTTACCGTTTCGTTATCAACACACCGTCAGATAGTCAGATATTTATGCAACACTTATGCCAAGAAGCTGCGAAGGGCGCAGTAGAAGGGCAGTAAATGAACGCAGATATAGCAATTACTTTATCGCTAGCACTAGGAACGTTAATCGGCTTTGGCTTTGGTTACGGCAAAGGCTTTGAACACGGCAAGATCAAGGGGCGCATAGCAGCTCGTAAGATGCACCGCCAGTTCGAGCAGGTCGGCCGATGAACTCGCGTGATTACCTCAACGAAGCCAGAGCAACTATCCAAGACCGAGGAATGGACTACGGTCACCCTACGGACAACATGGCGCGAACAGCTGCCCTGTGGTCGAGTTATCTGGAAATGCCAATTACTGACTATCAAGTCGCGACGTGCATGGCGCTCGTTAAAATAGCGCGAAGCATGGAGACTGCAAAGGTTGATACCTACGTCGATGCGGTTGCTTATCTAGCAATAGCAGGACAACTGCACACAGAGGAGAATGAGCAATATGTTTAATCTAGAAGATTACGAGACAGTTGAAGAACGCCTAGTTAAGTTTTGGAAGGATCACCCAGATGGCCGAATTAGCACTACTTTGGTTGAGCACACGCTTCAGCGGTTTATTGTTCAGGCTTCTGTGTTTAGAACTGAAGTGGATGCACAGGCTTGGACAACTGGCTTTGCAGAAGAAACCGTCAGCACTAGAGGAGTCAACTCTACGTCTGCGCTTGAGAACTGCGAAACGTCTGCGATCGGTCGTGCACTTGCCAACGCAGGTTATGTTACGAAAGGCAAACGCCCTAGCCGCGAAGAGATGTCTAAAGTCAAAGCAGCTGAACCAAAGCCTTTCGCAGAGAAGTTAGCAGATAAGATCACGATGCCGGTTGAAGATGATCCTTGGACTACGAAGGCAGTAGCGGAAGCGCCAACTGCTAGTGAAGCGGTCGATCTGGTCAAAGAAGTATTAGGTGGAGTCAAAATAGATAAAGACATTCCGCTATGTCGTAACTGCCACGATCATAAGCCTATGGCATGGAGAACAGGCGTTAGCGCAAAGACGAACAAGCCTTGGGCTAACTTCAACTGCTTCGCTTGCAAAGATGTAATCTGGTACAACTTAGCGCCAGACGGAACTTGGAAGCCACGAGAGGGTCAGTAATGAGCGGCTTACAGTTTATGAACCAAGACGGTGAATGGGAGAACTTTCCAACCGATGACGAACTAGCTGAGAAGGCTAAGCATCAAGAATTACTAAATGCGCTACAGGTGCGGATTATCTGTCACCTATGCAATGAGCCAGTACCGCGTGAGGAGTTGGCGTTCTACATTGCCGGCACGATCCTGACTTGGTCATGCAAGAAGTGTCACGCGGTCAATGTCTCAAAGTAGAAAACACCGCGGCTTTCGCACAGAGCGAGTAGTCGCAGAGTATCTGAGGCGCTGGTGGGAAGGCGCTTCAGTTGGCCGAGGTTCTGGTCGCGATATTCTCAACGTTCCGTTCGACTGTGAGATAAAAGCGCGTACAGGTCTCGATGTCTCGGGAACACTCCGCCAGATCGAAACTAGAACAGCCAAGAGCGGCTTATTGGGGTTTGCTTGCTTTAGGCTTAATGGGCAAGGTGAGAAGGCTGAAGATTACGTGGCCATGCTCAGACTTGGCGATCTGGTGGAGTTACTCGAAGCCGCGGGATATAAGAACCGTAAAGATGTAGTTCAAGATGCAGACATATCTAGATGCTTAGACTGTGGCATTTACGCCTTAGGTCAACGATGCGAATGGTGTCGGGAAAACCAATAATGGCAGATAATTGGTACACGCCTAAATGGATATTTGATGCGTTAAACGTTGAGTTCGATATTGACGTTTGCTCACCTATTGGCGGCACTGGGTTAGTTCCAGCCAAGAAGTTTTACTCTATAGAGGATGATGCGCTTAAACAGGATTGGCATGGGCTAGTTTGGATGAACCCGCCTTATAGCAAACCAGCGCCATTCCTAGATAAGTTTATCGAGCACAACAATGGGTTAGCCTTAATCACGTTGGCCAAAGCCCGTTGGTTTCATAAGGTCTGGAACAGTTCGGCTTCGATATTGCCTATGCCGGTTAACTTAAAGTTCGTTAGACCAGAAGGCGGAGAAAATCAGGTGATGATGAATACGGCTTTAATTGGATTAGGTGAGATAGCGGTCGATGCCATGAAGCAATCTAATCTTGGAAAGTTGAGATAATGCCTATTTACGAGTTCGAATGCACCAACGAGTCATGCGAGGCTAACTTGCGGTATGAGAAGGAGTTCAAGATTAACGAAGATCACTTAGTCGAATGCGGCTTATGCCATGAACCTATGAAGAAGATCTACAGCTCGTTTGGCATTGCCTTTAAGGGTAGTGGCTTTTACAGTACGGATAACCGATAATGACATGTGATACAAATCACTTCCACATAGTGAGACAATAAGATAATGCTACGCTCAAGATACTTGACATGCTCGGTACTCTTACGGCTAGAAGCCTTCGAGGGCTTCAAAGCGGGCCGCTTGCGGCTAGCCCGCTTGGTAGCCGCCGTTATTGGGATACTTCTATCTATAGCAATGCCCTTAGATGTAATGGCTTCAATAGATGCCACTAAAAGCATAAAGACTCTTGCTAATAAGCAGTTAACAGATAAGCAATACCATTGCCATAACGAGATTATCTATAGAGAGTCTAGATTTAATATAGATGCAGTTAATGGTTCACACTATGGTTACTATCAGATGCGTAGTGAGTCTATGAAGAACAAGCCATATGACTATCAGTTCTATATCTATTGGTATTATGTTGCTAAGAGATATGGCTTTGATAAGTCTAATCCTGAGTTGCCGGACTATTGTTCTGCGCTTCATCACCTAAGAACAAGAGGCTGGCAGTAATGGCAAAGCGTGGTGATCCTAGATTAACTAGAGACTATAAGAAGTTTAGGTTGCAGGTGTTAGCGCGTGACCAATGGTCATGCTTCTATTGCAGCCAACCGGCTAGTACAGTTGATCACATCATTCCAATTAGCAAAGCACCTGACTTGGTGATTAACTTCGAGAACGCTGTTGCTTGTTGCCAGTCATGCAACAGTAGTAAGGGCAGTCGAAATCAGGGCGTTTTTTTAGGTAGGGTGCCTAC